CTGCTACCAAGCCACTCTCAATGAGAATGGTTGGTGGTGCCTCTGGTCTTGGTGAAGCAGATGTTTCAATTGGCACCTTGGCCTTCGGCTGGGATCACTTTGCATCTTCAGAAGACACGGACGTTGGCTTGCTCTTCCAGGGCAAGGCACGCGGTGAATCCGTAACAAATCATACGCAGTTGGCCAACTACATCACTGACAATGTTGTCAACAAGCGTAATCCAAAGGATTGTGTTCTATTCGTTTCACCAGATATTGATGACGTTGTGAACAACAAGGGTGAAGAAGCGAACGATGTTGTGGCATTTGCTAGCAACTTGCGTGACTCGTCTTACGTTGTTTGTGACTCAGGTTACAAGTGGATGTACGACAAGTACAACGACGTAAATCGTTGGGTACCTCTGAACGCCGACATCGCTGGTCTTTGCGCTAGAACCGATCGTACCAACGATCCATGGTGGTCACCGGCTGGTCTAACCCGTGGTCAAATTTCAAATGTTATCCGTCTGGCTTGGAATCCTCGTCAGGCAGAACGTGACACGCTCTACAAGTCAGCTGTCAACCCAGTTATCTCAGAAAAGGGTCTCGGCACTTATCTGAACGGTGACAAGACGTCTCTTGATCATCAATCAGCATTCGATCGTATCAATGTGCGTCGTCTGTTCATCACACTTGAAAAGGCGATCACAAAGGCTTCGAAATTTGTTCTGTATGAGTTCAATGATGACTTCACCCGTGCTCAGTTCAGAAATGCTGTTACTCCATATCTAAGAGATGTGAAGGGTCGTCGTGGTATCTACGATTTCCGCGTTATTTGTGACTCTTCTAACAACACTCCTGAAGTTATTGATCGTAACGAATTGATCATGACGATTTTGATTAAACCAGCACGTTCTATCAACTTCATTACGCTGAACTTTGTTGCTACCCGTACCGGTGTCAGCTTTGAGACTGTTACTGGATTTGGCGGATAAATAGATAGAAAATGTTACTGAATAAAATACCACAGCGGACATATGAAAAAGTAAAATACAAATGTGACTGCTGTGGTGATATTAGAGAAGTGTCTTACGGTAATTTTAAACAACAAGAGAAATTACATCCTGGTATTCATCGATGTGTAAATTGTTCAAGATCTATACAATGCACACGAATGACTCGCTCTGGAGAAAATCACGGTCGATGGAATCCTGACAAGGGAAAATTCAAAGAGTATGCTAATCAAGTAAGATACCTAACTGAGAAAAACTATAATAAATATAAAGAAATGATCAATCCAAATAATCTGCCAAGAATGCCAAACGGTACTATCAATGGTTATCAATTAGATCATATCATATCCGTGAAAAAAGGATTCGAAGACAACATATCACCAGCCGTGATAGCTTCTCCTTCAAATTTACAAATGTTGCCTTGGCATATCAACAGACAAAAGTGGTCATAACTAGGTTTTAAAGGAGAAATATCTTGGCTGGATTTAACATCAGCAACTTCAGATCGCAAGGTTTGGTTTTTGGTGGGGCAAGACCCACCAACTTCCTTGTGACTCTACAGTTCCCAGACGCAATTGACGTGCCTGGTGCTTCTGAAAAAGCACAGTTTCTTGTCAGAGCTACCTCTCTGCCAGAAAGCATCATTGGTAGTATTCCGATCCCTTACTTCGGTCGTACTATCAAGTTAGCTGGCAACAGAGACTTTGAGGACTGGAATGTCACAATCTTGAACGATGAAGACTTCTTGCTGCGTAACACATTCGAAGCTTGGCATAATGGCATCAACACGATCATCTCAAACAGACTTGATATAGACATGGCCAACATTGCTCCAGCTTTGGGTAATTCCTACAAGACAAGAGCTTTCGTAACTCAGTTTGCTAAGACTGGTCCTGGCCAGGTTGACGGACCGGGTGCTACCAAGACTTACTTGTTTGAAGGCATTTTCCCAACGCTTATATCCGATATTCCTCTTGACTACAACAATGTCAACGAAGTGGAAAACTTCTCAGTGCGCTTTGCTTACGATTGGTGGGAACCATACGTAGCAGCCGGAGATGATCCGATCTTCCCGCTTGAACTACCTGACGACTTCTAAAAGTATCGGAATTAGATAATGAAAATACTAGGTTTTGAAATCAAGAGATTTAGGAAGCCAGAAGAAGCGATCCCAGCAATTGCGTCGCCGTTGAAAGATGACGGCGCAACTGTTATTAACGCTCCTTCTCCTAATGCTGCCGCTGGTTCCAGTGGTATATTTCTTGATCTTGAAGGTACAGTAAAAAACGAATCTGAACTTATCACTAAGTACAGAGATATGGCATTGCACCCAGAAATCGATGCAGCCATTGATGAAATCGTCAACGAATCAATTGTGACTGAGGATGGCGAAAAGACCGTTCAGATCGTTCTTGATGACGTTCCTGTTCCTGATACAACAAAGAAATTAATCGAATCGGAATTTGATGAAGTCCTACGCTTGTTAGAGTTCCATCGAATTTCGTATGACGTATTCCGCCGTTGGTACATCGATGGCAGACTTTATTATCTTGTGCTGTTCGATCCTGCAGCGCCGTCAGCTGGTATTCGTGAACTTCGTTACCTTGACCCGCGCAAGATCCGCAAGATCCGTCAAGTCAAATCAACCAAGGACAAGAACACCAACACTGTTCTGACACACGTTGATAAAGAATACTACATCTATGCTGATAAAGCTCTTATGTCTGGCCCAACCGCACAGCTGCAGAATTTCACATCAACCTCAACCGGTGTGAAGATCGCCAAGGATGCGGTAGTTTATGTTCCGTCGGGTATGAGCAATTCGAACCAGACGATGGTTCTCTCCTATCTTCACAAAGCTATTAAGCCGCTGAACATGCTGCGTTCGATGGAAGACTCTCTGGTCATCTATCGTATCAGCCGTGCACCTGAACGCCGTATCTTCTACGTTGACGTTGGCACCATGAGCCATTCAAAGGCGGAAGCTTACGTTGCGAGTATCATGAACTCAAACAAAAACATGGTCGTCTACAACGCTCAAACGGGCGAGATCAAGGACGATCGCAAGTTCATGACTATGATCGAGGACTATTACATTCCTCGTAGAGAAGGTGGCAAGGGTACTGAAATTGACACTCTGCCAGCTGGTCAGAACCTTGGCCAGATTGAAGACATTCAATACTTTCAGAACAAGTTGTACAATTCATTGAACGTTCCTGTCACGCGTTTGAATCCCGATGACGCATTTGAAATCGGTCGTTCGACTCAAATCAGTCATGATGAAGTCAAGTTTGCTAAGTTCATTGATCGACTTCGCTTGCGCTTTTCAACAGTATTCCTTGAAGTGCTTGAACGTAACCTTGTGCTCAAGCGCTTGATGAGCGGTGATGAGTGGGATCAAATCGTTCATCACATCAAGTTCAAATATCTTATGGACAATGACTTTGCTGAACTCAAGGATCTTGAAATCCTACAGATGCGTCTAACCGCCGCACAGTTGATTGACCCTTACGTTGGCCGTTACTACTCAAACACTTGGGTACGTAAGCATGTTCATCGTCAGTCAGAAGACGACATTGAAGAGAATGATGATGAGATCGCAGAGGAAGTGGACAATCCACAGTTCTTGCCTCCTGATATGCTAATGCAAATGCAGGATCAAGAGTTCCAAAATCAACAAGCACAACAGGATGCATCTTCGCAACCTAAAAAGAATAAATAAGAACAGAGAATTTTAAGGAGACACTGATATGGATCAGGAAGAAGAAAAAACTGTGGAAGAGCTTCTGGTTGAAGCTTATGACGACATCATTCGTGGTGCAATCGAGGACAGACCAGCTGATGTTCAGGATGCTTTAAAGGCTGTTCTTGATCAGAAAATTGGTGAACGTCTTGACGCTTTGCGCGTAGAAATTCCGATGAACACCTTTGATGTTCCAGTCTCTAACACCGAATACGGTGATGACGATGAATGGGAAGTTGAAGACGAAAACGATGATGAAGTTGAAGTCGCTGAGGAAGAAGTAGAAGAAGACGAAGAAACCGAACAGCTTGACGAAATTTCTAAGAAGACTCTTGCAAGCTATGTCTCAGGTGCTTTCCGCGATCGCGGTCATAGCTTTGGAAGTGGCGCCAGAGATGAAAGACGTAAGATAGATGATATGAAGAGATCATATGATAATCTTGGCGCAGCTTCTAATTTAGGCTCGGGATTGGATAGTGGTGAATATAATAGTGTGTACAACGCACGCTCGAGTATTTACGATCGCATGCAAAAAGCTGAACGTAAACATGAAGACAAAAACTTGAATCGCAGACGTGGTGTTGAAAATGCTCTCAACCGTTTGCAGGGCAGATTTGCTGGTAAAACAGTTAAGACTACTGAGCCAGAAAAGACACCTACCGGTAGAGATTCAAAGACCAAAACTGTTACCAAGCACACCAGAGTCTACAAGGATTACAAGGGCGAGTAATGACCAAAGAGGCCAACATTCAAGCTTTTTTTGAGAGCTTCGAACAACTTGACGAGAAGCGTCGGAGAGGCGGTGGTGGTCTCATTGGTGCTTTGTTGAAAGCTGCATTGACACCGGCAAAGAAGCCAAGATCTTCAGGAGCTAAGAAACCTGCTGCTGATGTGCCAGTTCACACGACTCAATATCGTGATCCAAAAACTGGTCGCATCACACCACAGTTTTGGGGCAATCAAGGTACACCGAAATCACCTTCGATGAATGACATCATTCGACGTAAAAATGAAGCGAGTGGTCTTGCTCATCACAAGGCAAATTATTCTCCTGAAGCTAGAGCGAAGCATAAAGAAAACTTGATCAGATCCTTGAAAGCCAACCCACATGTTGGTGAAATCATGGATATTGAGTCAAAGGTCAAATCTGGCAAATACAAGCGACCAAGTTGGATGAAGGAGAGTGTGCTTTCGAATTGGTACAAGGCTAAGAAACGCAAAGAAGCTCTCTCCGCCAAGATATCTGATGATGCAGCCACCAAATCCTTGAAGGCACGTACGTATCAAGGCGTTGCCAAGAAAGCGTTCAGCGACGATTTCAAGAAGACTGCAACCGATATTGCTGCCAAACATGGCAAGCGTGCGGACCAATTGAACAGAAGACTTGATGCTGTAAAGAAACCAAAAACACTCAACTATATGGGTAGCAAGTAATGTCAACATCATTGGTATTAAAAAATTCGCTTAATGAAGCAACACTTTGGGCTTCAACGAATACTACGTTTGTTATTGCTGGTAACAATTCTGTTTCGAACGTTTCCTATGTGAATAGTGATAACCTAGTACAGAACGTGGCTTCTGCTTCTATTCGTAAGATCATTTGTTCAACGAATGCTACGGGAGCAGTGTGGACTATTTCGCGCGGCGGCAACGTAGCATGGCAATGTTCTGGTAATTTCACATTCGACTTTCAGGCACATGGTATGCCACTTACTCAAGATGCTGCAGCCAACGTTGTTGTTGGTATTGCTGGCGGTGCCGGCACCATTCTAATCGATATTAGCAAGGTATCTAACTACTAATGAAATTTTTACAAGAACTTTCTGAAGACGTTCAAATCGTCACAGAAGCAAAGGAAGACGGCAAGAAGGATCTGTATATTTCAGGCGTCTTTATGCAGTGCATTCCTAATCGCAACGGTCGTATCTATCCTGAGCATGTAATGCAGAAGGAAGTTGGTCGTTATCTGAAGGAAATGGTCAAGGCCAACCGCGCTGTCGGTGAACTTGGTCATCCACCGAACCCGAAGCTAAATGAAAATCTTATCTCACATAAGATTACCAGTCTTGAGATCGATGGCAAGAATGTCATGGGCAAGGCACTTGTACTTAACACACCAATGGGAACTACTGCACGTGGTCTCATTGAAGGTGGTGTACAGCTCGGCGTTTCATCACGCGGTCTAGGTTCTCTAAAAGAGATCAAAGAAGGCTTAAAGGAAGTTCAAGATGACTTCCGTTTGATCACAGCAGCTGACATCGTCATGGATCCTTCAGCACCTGATGCATTCGTCAATGGCATCATGGAAAATGTTGATTGGTTCTACGATGCTGTTTCAGGAAACTGGCGTCAAGCTGCAATTGCTGAAGAAACAAAGAAACAAATTAAGACGTTGAGCAAACGTGAGCTTGAAGAAGCCCAGCTACGTCTCTTTGAGCATTATCTCGCTCAAATTTCAAAAATCACTAAATAAATTCAAGAAAACAAAACCTCCTAGGAGTAATTTCTAAATGGCTAAGACTAAGAAGCAAATTGATGAAGCAACGGGCGAAAAGCTTGTTGAAGATTCAGTAACTAACAACGTTGACACTTCTCCCCTGGAAGGTATGTCAAAGACGAACGCAATGTCAGTTGTTATGAAACAAATGGCTGATATGCAGGGCGATCATTGGGTAGATTTCTTTAAAGCTGTTCAGGCTCAAGTTGGCCAGTTCTCAGCACCTACTGATGGCAATGCAGATGGTAATGCTGCAAGCATTCAGATGAGAGGCGATGCTACTAAGGCAAAGTTCACTGAATCTGTTCAAGCTGACCTTGACGCAATCTTTGGTAACTCAAAAGAATTGAGCGAAGATTTCCGTGGCAAGATTCACACCCTGTTTGAATCAGCTGTGAATGCACGTGTTGCTATCTTCGAATCAGAACTTCAGGAAGCGTATGAAGAAGCGCTTGAAGAAGAAGTTTCTATGCTACACGAATCACTTGTTGAAAAGTTGGATGACTACGTCTCATACCTTGCAGACGAATTTATCACTGAGAACAAGGTAGAAATCGAAAGAACGATTCAGGCTGAAGCTGCGATTGACTTTGTTCAGGCGCTTGGCGAATTGTTCCTAGAACACAATTACAACATTCCAGAAGAACAGATTGATGTCCTGGAAATGATCTCAGCAAAATACGATGAGCTTGAAGAAGCTCACAACGAAGCATTGCTGCGTCTCATCGAAGCTGAAAAGATGATCGATGAAAAGAGCAAGAGAGAAATCGTCACAGAAATGTCTGCGAACCTGACTTCAATTGAAGCAGAAAAGTTCAAGACGTTGGTTGAAGGCTTTGAGCTTACGGATGACGTAGAAGCATATGTCAACAAGCTTGAAACGATTAAGGAACACCACTTCGGTAAGACAACTCCTGGTAAGACAAAACTGATCACGGAAGAAATCGAATACACCGAAGAACAGGTTGAAGCGGAAGCTAGAGAAGAAAAGAAGGCTGCGAACCCAAATATGCAGCGTTACTTGGCATCTCTAAATTCTACTAGAAAAGCCTAAGTTGCTGCGAGTCAAAATACTCAAACAACTAAATATAACAAACTTCAAAGAAAAGAAGACACAGGAGTTAAATTTAAATGATTCACGGTAATGATACTAGAACGCTAGTAGAAAAGTGGAAGGATCTGCTTGACGCTGATGGCGAAGCGCCAATCAAAGATCTTCACAAGAGACGTGTCGTTGCCTCTCTTTTTGAAAACACGGAGAGAGAACTAGGACTCGCTCATTCTCTAGGTTCACGTCAGCAGCTGAACGAATACACATCAGGCGTTCCAGCTAACTTTATGGGTGCCTCCTCATCAACAGCTGGTTCTGGCGGTATCGATACGTTCGACCCGATCCTGATCAGCATGATTCGTCGTACGGCACCGAACCTTATGGCCTACGATATTCTTGGCGTGCAGCCGATGACCGGTCCTACCGGTTTGATCTTCTGCTTGCGTCCAACATACTCTACGCAGGCTGGTCAGCAGACTTTCTATAACGAAGTCAACACTGCCCATGCTACGGTTTCTGGTGGTACTAACACCGCTGGTGATAAGCACGTTGGTTCACTTCCTGGTAACTCATCTGTTTCAGCTAACCTTGCTGCTACAGGTCTGTACAACTGGGCTGGTGGTATGTCTACGGCACAGGGCGAAGCTCTGGGTTCAGATGGCAACACTGCTTGGCCAGAAATGTCATTCACCATTGACAAGCATACCGTTACTGCAATGGAAAAGAACTTGAAGGGTGAATACACCATTCAGATCGCTCAGGACTTGAAGGCAGTTCATGGTCTTGACGCTGATCAGGAACTTTCTACCATCATCTCAACGGAACTTCTGGCTGAAATCAACCGTGAAGTTGTCCGTACTGTAAACTTCACTGCAAGACAGGGTTCACAGGAAAACACCACAGTCGCTGGCTTCTTTGACCTTGATACCGACTCAAATGGCCGTTGGTCAGTTGAAAAGTTCAAGGGTCTTATGTTCCACATCGACCGCGAATGCAACCGTATTGCCAAGGAAACACGTCGTGGCAAGGGTAACTTGCTTATCTGCTCTTCTGACGTTGCTTCGGCACTTCAGGCAGCAGGCGCACTTGACTACGCTCCGGCCATCCAGAATGCGCTTTCGGGCGAAGTCGATGATACCGGCAATACCTTCGTTGGTCTGTTGAATGGTCGCATCAAGGTCTACATTGACCCGTATGCCGACGCAATTCTCAACGGCACGCCTGGTCTGAACTATATCACAGTAGGCTACAAGGGTAGCACAGCTTATGACGCTGGCCTCTTCTACTGCCCATACGTTCCGCTACAGCGCGTGACCGCAGTTGACCCAGGTACCTTCCATCCAAAGATTGGCTACCTGACACGTTACGGTATGACAGCTAACCCGTTTGCTCAGGGTCTGTCGGCCTCTAACCAGGGTCAAATCTTGAAGGATAGCAACGTCTACTACCGTAGAACTATCGTCAAGAATATCATGTGATTCGAACTTTACAGTTCTAAATCTACCAAATACTCCAGGGAGAAATTCCTGGAGTATTTTTTTATGAAAAAATGCAGAAATATCTAGTCTAGTTCACCGTGTGTGGTTTGGTTTCATTATTGCAGATGTAAGCATCAGAGACCAGCGCCGTGCTACCGATCATCACCTTAAACCAATTCTCCAAAGCTTTTTCTTCAGAAGGAGAATAACTGCCGATCAAGCGAATCAAAAAGTTCAATGCCACCGGCATAGCTTCCTGCGGACTTAAACCTTTTGATTCAAACCAAGCTTGGAGTTCGGCTATCAGTTGAAGCTGCTTCTGGACTTCAGCCTTATCACCTGTCAGTTTTGCCATGATTTTCCTCCCAGTTACAGCCAAAAGCCTACCGTTTGGCGACTGAAAAGTCAACCTTGACCAATTCTGTTAATGATGGTAGGGTTTAGCTGGCCAGTGTGTATTCTTTGCTTGCTTCCTGTGGCACTGGCTTTGAGGTAACTTGGCTGGAGACCCGTTGTCTCCAGCCTTTTTTATGCAGCCGCAACCTTTTCCATCGACCGCAATTCTGCTCTTAGATTTTGAACTTGATTCAACAAGTCATCTCTTTCTCCTGTCATTTGTTCTAGTTCCATTTTCAAGTCAACGGCTTTGTCCTTCCAGGCCTGACCCCATTCCCGTATCGCGGAATTGGCTTCCCGAATCTTCTCCATGCGTTCTTCAAGAGCGCTGTCAAATTCCCGGCAAGCCTGAATCACACCGTCAATCTTTGGGCAGGTATGCTTTGGTTCCGACAGCATGTCGTATGACAGATCACGTTCTATGTAGTTGCGATTCATCAGAACCTCTCAGGTATGAGCTTGTGATTATTGGGGCATGGTGCGTTCAAACTGAAGTCACCGCGCGCATCGGTACCGCCACAATAGATACACTTCTCGTCATAGAAGGATGAATCTGAGTAGCGGGTATTATGGCCATACTCATCGTGGGCTGGCTTCTCAAACTCCAGCGGTTGTTTCTGTTTTTGCATTTTTCCTCCATTCGGTAATGATTACATAGCCGCGTATGGGAAACCACAACGGCCAAAGTAACTGAACAAACAAGTATTGTCTAAGGCTCACTTCATTCATCCTTCTGATTAGGATGAGTGGGCACATGACCACAAATCCAATGAAGAGATAAAGAAAGATGACTGATGCAACGCAGGCTGAGTTGAACATGTGAACTCCTTTCAGATAGTCGACTATGGTCAAGAGTGATCCGATAGCGAAGAAAAGCGTCGTGAAGAAAGCGGTGATAGCTCCGATTTCAAGCATGTTTTATTTCTCCGATTTAAAAAGCTCAGGGTACGCTTCAGTTATCGGCCGGGCGCCAATTATGTATCGCATTTTGTACCCAGACCTTACAACGGTTTGATAAATCGGTACATAAGGAGCGTAGTAAAAACCGGCATCTGCCAGCATCCTCCCTTTGTACCAAGCGAGCATTGGATTAGGCTTTATCTTCATCAGAGAGCTCGCTCTGACGATTGCCGGACCGGATAGGACAAGCCCACCCAGCCCGGTTAAGAAGCCCCTGCGGCTCTGTATCAAGCGAGCCTCCGTTTGATTCTATAACGCATAGCGTATTTCTTATAATCCGGATGAGTAACCCAGAAGATTTCTCCCGGGCTAGTTTCTGGAAGAATGAAGCCTAGGAATGGCCGGTCGTATATTGTATTACCAGAGTAAGCGATGATGCCGGTGTCCAACTTTGGACTGCTCAGGCGCGCAGGATAAGCGTAGAAATTCTGAAACTTCTCTATCGGTGGCATGCGGCCATAATACTCAACGGTATTTGCGCGTCCTCTCCGGCTTATCGCAGCAATCTTGTTGCGTATTCTTTCAATGTCCAACGGCGATTCAATTTCTACTTCATCAAGAGTTTCGTACCATTGCTGAAGTGTTTTTCTTTCCTTAACATCTTCCCAAGTCAATCCCTGACGTTCGATGCGAAAACTCATTGAGGCGAAATCCGCTTGCTCAGATATTGGCACGTCGACGTGTCGCATCCAGTAGACCAAAGCCGGAAAGCTCACCGGACGACCATTCGCTCTTAGCACGGTCCAAGGGCCACGGTGATGAGGATTCTCAAGCCAACCTGCCGGAATAGGGTCAAAGGGCTCCGGTTGCTTTATTGGCGGAGGTTGTGGTCTAGGATCAGGTTGAACGGCTTCCTGACCCATTGCAGAGACAGCTAAGGGCAGCGTTGCCGCCGCCCCTCCAATGAGACCGAACATATTTCGGCGGGATAGTTCGTTTGACATGCGATTCACCTTATCAGGTAGACTATGATTATATAGGTGGAGAAAAGAGCTCCTAACACAAGGTCAAGAAAGAACAAGTTGTTGATGATGTTGGCCCTGCGCTTCCGTGCTTCGTCATAGACTGTGAAACAATCCTTCAACGGTTTCATTCCTGTCTCCTCTCCTAACATTTTAATTCTTCAATCCTTGCATATGGTGTTTCTGTCTGATACAACGGTCTTCTTACAATGCTGCCATCTTTTAGTATTTCTGTTTTGAAAGGTAAGGCTGCTCGGAACTCTTCATGCGGAAGTTTTTGTTTTAACTCTCTGATCGGCATCTCAATGTATGTCAAGCCACCGTACTTTTTAAGAGCTTCTTCTTCTCTTAGTATTTCTTTGATTCCAACCAAAGGCGCATACCCTTCAGCTGTGTCCACCGGATTGATATGGTCAAAGACCACCGCATATTTGACGACATATTCCATTGGTGCTGGCTTTAAAACCTTGACCGGCATCAAGGAGCTTGCGCGCACTATAGCAGGCGCAGCGGCGAAGCAGATTAAGCCGGTGATTAGACCACGTCTTGTTGCTTCCATAAACGCTACCTCTTGAGGAAAAGGCTCCGGCTTGGAACCGGAGCCAAGTTTGGCTTTCAGGGAATGATAGCGGTATTTCATTCAGCCTTGTTTGGCTGCAATCACGGCCTCCTCAAGCGGTGTCACGTCAAACTGATCGATGAGCCACAACTGTCCGTTGCCAGCGTAACCCAGTATTAGAGGATCGATCGGGTTACGTACCGGTATGGGTGTCTCCTCGTCACTTATTTTATATTTCACTTCGGACATGATGTAAACCTTGTTAAATTCCTTCCTGGCAGCCAGCATTTTTTCTCGCGTGGCTTCCGGAATCATGCCTTGGAATTGTGCGGTAATGCTGCTCTTCACCTTTGAAGGATATCGGAACAGCGTTTCCTTTGACCGCTTATTGGCGCGGGCGATCAGCATTGTTCTAACGTCAGTATATTTGTCCAAATCGGGTGGGAGATCAGGCCATTGATGAATGGACTTATGTTTGCCATCTTCCGATACGATCTGGATATAATTGTGCGGAGAATTGATATCGAACAAGGCTAGAACCGGTAGACCTTCTTCATCGCGCCATTCAAGGCACTTCATATCAATGGGAAGGTAGAGACCAGCGTATTTGTTGGCGTTGGTCGATTTCGCCTTCAATTGAATGACGTTTGAGATCTCTTTATCCAGCGCTTGAGCAGCTTCGCGCTCAACCTCAAACAACTTCGCGCGGCGTTCCTTGAGCAAAACTTCTTGACGTTGTAGGATTTCAACAGGCGGATACTCAGCTGCGTATTTGGTAGATTCAACTACCCGTGCCAATGCATTCATGGTTTTCTCCCAAAAAAATTAGTCGCGGAGAAATTATTTACCTTGACTGCGTAAAAGTAAACCCTTGGAGCTTGTCAGGGCTCCAAGGGCTCGCTACAGGAAGAATGCTCTAGGCAATTAGGAGAAACCAAGGTTCTGCACATCGGTTCTCACAGGAAAGTTCTACCCTGTACCAGCTCGCGAGTAAAGTGATAAAATTATGAGCGCTTACGGACAGTATATTCTAAGCCATTGTTCTTAAAAATGATGGTTTCTCCGTGATTTAGAGAATCGATGAGCAGAGAGATAAAGTTTGTGTCCGTCGCGAGCGTAAGGTTTGAACGCGGGCGAAAGCCTTCTTGCCTTGCGCCAAGCCGTCTGTTCTTCTCATACAAACTGACACAACTCTTACAGCGGGCGTTCAAGCCATTTTTACCGGCTTTATTCTTTGGGAAGGCGTCAAGCGGTTTGATGTCAAAGCAACCCGTGCAACATTTTTGATCTGGTGGAACTTCTGGTGTTTGTGACGTGTTGGGCTGTTGTAGTTTTGCCAAAATAGCGGCACGATCGTAAGACATTATTTTCCTCTGTTTTGAAAAAAATTGCTAAATACCTGACGATAATAAAATTGTCAGGAAAACACCGCATGACTGGTTATGTATACTTCATTGAAGACACTCAACATTCAAAATTTTATATTGGGTCACATAAGGGAACAGTGAACGATGGTTACATTTGTTCAAGCAAAATAGTAAAAGAACAAATGAAAGAAAGACCTTCGGATTTTCGACGTGTTATAGTTGCGATTGGAACATATGAAGATATGATTTCATTAGAATCGTCGTTGTTAAGAAAAGTAAACGCAAAAGTCAATCCAAATTATTACAATCTCCACAACGGCGATGGTAAGTTTTATTGTAAATTCAGAACTAAAGAATCGATTGAAAAGAGTAGAAAAGGCATCCTAGGTCGACCACTCAGCGAACAACATAAATCTAAATTAAGAAAATCGCACACCGGTAAAAAAAGATCCATTTCTCATGTAGCTAATATGAAAAAAAGTAGAATTAAACATTATACAAGTTTGACATCAGAACAACGTAAAGACAAATACGGCAAGAATAAAGGAAAGTCAATAAAAAACAAAGGATATAATTGGTATCACAATCCTATTACATGGGAGCAAAAAATGACAAATGAATGCCCGAAAGGTTTTGTTAAAGGTCGTGGAAAGGTTTCTCCTTGACAGCACTAGATCGTACCCCAATAAATACCAATTTGTTGCAACCTGATGGCTTTCAAATCGCCATCAAGAGGCTCAAGACCGTAACATTTTTTACACAACAGATAAACATTCCTGGCTTTATACTGCCACCAACATCGATCAACAATCCATTCATTGAAATCCCTATTCCGGGTGATCACATTCAATTTGACGACCTGACGTTCACCTTCAAGGTTGATGAGGATTTCCGAAACTATATGGAAATCTACAACTGGATCAACGGACTTGGCTACCCTGATGATTACAGCCAGTACAAAACTCTTGCTGATGCGGACAAGGAAAAGTTCCGCAATGACGGTATCAAATCCGACATTTCAGTGCTGATCATGACCAACCTCAAGAACGCCAATCTTGAAGTCTTGTTCCGCGAAGCCTTCCCCATTTCGCTGGGCGGTTTCAACTTCGATACCACTGACAATTCATTGACCGAGATCTCTACCGAGGTCACGTTTAAATATGAAAAATTCGATATTACGGTTTTACCAAGATAACGTATTGATGTATAATATGATTTTAGCTTGGAGAACAGATGCAAATTGATGAAATCTTCAAGCTGTGGGATGAAGATTCACGTATTGATGTTACCCAATTACAGTTTGAATCACTGAAAATTCCTCAGCTGCATAACAAGTATTACAAGATCTATCTTTCTGAAAAATTGATTCTAAAAAAACTCAAGACCAAGGCATCACAGCTGAAGCTTGAGAAACAAGAGTTCTACCTTCTTGGCCCTACCGAAGAAACCAAGGCAAAGGGCTGGGTACTTCCCGAACGCGGCAAGATTCTCAAACCGGATCTAGAACCATATCTAGCCGCTGACAAAGACATCATCGATCTCAACCTCAAACTCGGCGTTCAAGAAGAGAAAATCGAGTTGGTGCGTAGCATTCTTGACACCGTCAAGAACCGTTCTTTCCAGATCCGTGGTGCTATCGATTTTATCAGATTTTCTAACGGAGAATGAGAATTAGTAAGTGAGTGAAGTTGTTGTAATTAAAAAAATCAATGAAGTCTATGTAAAGATTCTTTGTTCCCCTGCTGTATCCATGGAAATGAGTGAATGGTTTACCTTCACCGTTCCTGGTTACAAGTTTATGCCTGCCTACCGGTTCTCAGGTTGGGATGGTAAGATCAGACTCTACAACCGCAAGACAAGTCAGATCTATGCTGGTCTTGTCCAGGACATTGTTGAGCGCTGTCAGAAAGAGAACTATACTGTAGAACTTGACCCAGAACTAGCAGAAACTGCGTATTCTGTTACGGAAGCCAAGGATTTCTTTGAATCCTTAAATGCCAAATATAAACCCAAAGAGTATCAGGCCAGAGCCTTCATTCAAGCCATCCGGGCTAACCGTGGCTTGTTTGTGTCACCGACCGCATCCGGCAAGTCCTTCATCATCTTCATGCTGATGAAATACTTTCAAGGCAACAAGCTTATCATCGTACCGACGGTCAACCTCGTCAATCAGATGAGTTCGGATTTCATTGACTATGATCTTGCCGGCAAGATTGGTAATGACATTCACATCATCAAGGCGGGTGCTGATAAAAACGCCAACAGATTGATTGTAGTGAGCACCTGGCAGAGCATTCACAAGCTGCCGAAGGAATGGTTCAACAAGTTCAATGTGGTCGTAGGCGACGAATGCCATCTGTTTAAAGCCAACTGTTTGACTTCCATCATGGAAAAGATGGTTCAGACTAAATACAGATACGGCCTAACAGGCACGCTTGACGGTTCGCTCACCAATGAAATGGTGTTACGCGGCTTGTTCGGTAAGGTTCATCAGGTCACGACCACCAAGGCGTTGATGGATTCAGGAGACGTCGCCAAGCTCAAGATTAAGGCCATCGTGCTCAAGTACGATGAGGCAGTGTGTAAGGCGGTCAAGGGTGGCAACTACCAGGATGAACTTGCCTTTCTGTTCGCTCATGAAAAGCGAAATGAGTTCATCAAGAAACTGGCTTTATCGCTCAAGGGGAATACACTGATCATCTTCTCAAGAGTTCAAGACCATGGCGTACCGTTGTACGAAAGCCTCAAGACTATGACCGATTTACCGGTCTACACGGTCCATGGAGGCGTGGATGGCGATGAGCGCGAAGATATCCGTAAGATTGTCAACTCTCATGAAAACTCGATCACTGTTGCTTCGGCAGGAACGTTCTCAACCGGTGTCAACATACCGAACCTGAATAACATTATCTTTGCTTCACCCAGCAAGTCACGGGTGCGCGTGATGCAGTCAATCGGACGAGGCCTGAGAAAATCTGACATGAAGAACAATTGTACCCTGTTCGATATTGCCGACGACCTTTCCTACAAGAAATGGAAGAACTACACGCTGCTACATTTCGTGGAACGTATCAAGATGTACATCGCGGAGCAATTCGAATTTAAACAGCATAACGTAAGGATTTAAGATGACTACCAAGCCAATTCACCACCTGGTGCTGACCAACGGCGACCATCTCATCGCTACGATTAGCAAAAAGGGTAAGACAACACTCACTCTTGAATCACCATTCATCATCGATGAACACAAGGATCAAGAGACCGGTCAAGTCAGCATGTTGTTAAACCAATATCTCTACTCCAATGAAGACGCAATTATCAGCAAGAACCACGTAATGGTATCAATTCCCGTTGAAGAGACTGTTGAGAAATACTACAGAACCTATGTGGAATTTAACAGGGAAATCGTAGAGAAGAACAAGGTTCATGATATGACCAGAGTGACTCATCTGTTAGAGAAGTCATTAGAAGCTGAGAGAAACAGCATAGTAGGTAACAGTAATCTAGTCATATTCAAAGAGGTAATTGATTCAAGACAACTGTTTATACCTAGTAGTAATACAATCAATTAATGGCTACGAGCGAAGCGAGTAGACAGGAGACGAGCGTTAGCGAAGTCTCCAAGTACTATTATACCAACAACTCAAAAATGATGTCAAGAGACTTTTAGAGATTAAATTGTCAAACTACCTAGATAATCAAAAATTACAACAGGAAATTATTCTATTTCAGGCAGCTGTGAAGTTGGCTGAATCACAAGGCAAACCAGAACCCAGAGCAAATGACTTCATTGGAAAATGCATCTGGGATCTGGCTCATAGATTTGCAACCAGAAGAAATTGGGTTGGATATACAAATTTGTGGAAAGAGGAAATGATTCATGATGGCATTGAAAACTGCCTCAGATATGGACTCAAGAAATACGATGCGACCAGATTCAATTCTCCTCTAAACTACTTCACAAAAATTCTCCAACAAAGCTTTATTCGTCGAATTGAACGTGAAAAAAAAGAACAAGTCGCAAGGATCAAAAGCAGGTTCGACAACGAACAAATCATCATCCTCTCGGACAAC